TTAATCTCGTCGTAATATTCTTTTTTCAAGTCTTCTAAAAATTCACGTGCTTCTACAACAGCTTCCTTCTTAGCGAGTTTTTTCTTTTTGATGTCTCGCTCTTCATCAATATCTGTGTCGAAACTAAACGCTTCTTCTAGCACAAAATCAACTTCTTCTGCGTCTAAATGTGGTTTAGCTTTTTTATAATATTCTTTTAGTAATGCATCTTCATTAACATTTGAATAATCTGCATTTAACCTAGCATAGTCTTGAACTGTACCACCTGTATCTTTCATAAAGTCAATTAACTTTTCTATGTTTTCAGGTAACTGTACTTGTTTAGGTTGTACTACTGGTTCTTGTACTTGCTTTTTTTCCACCTCGGTAACTTCTTCAATAGGCGAGCTGGGCTTTTCAACGGTTGTTGTTCCTCCAATGTCCACGATCTTGCCATCTCCGGCTTGTTCGCCCACATCCACCGTCTTTGTTTCTCCGATTTGAATGGCATCTGTTTCTTTTTTCTCTGTTAAGTCTACTTTAATAGGTGCTTCAATTTTAGCGTTAGCTTCTAGTGAAGTATCTACTTTTGAAAGATCAATTTTAACTGGCTCTTCTTTTGTAGCTTTAAATTTCTTTGGCTTAGGTTTTGATTTCATTTTCATTTCCCCGCCTTCTGAAGCAACTGGTTGAGTCACCTCAGGCTTTGTTTCTTTTGTTTCTGACATAATATGATAATATAAAATTAATTAATTGATACTTATACTGTACCTTGTTTTTCAAAATCTATAGGCATCAAATCATTGTTTCTTTGATCAATCATTTGACTTTGTTGATTACCTTCTATTTTGATTCTTTTGTCTTTACGGTCTTCTATTAAAGCTTCTTTTTCTTTCATAGCTTGTAATTCAGCTTGCTTTAATTGCATATCGTATTCAAACTGTATTTGCATCTCTTGTTGTTTGATTTGAGAAGCTGTTTGTAATCTCTGTATTTCCATTTGAGATTTAGCTTGTTCTAATTGAACCGTGCTTTCTGTTAGTGCTTGAGCCTTTTGCATTTCTGCTTGTGCAGCTCTTTCAGAGGCTTCTGCGTTAGCATCAGCTTGAGATTTAATCATAGCTTGTTGATTAGCCTGATCGTCTTTTTGTTTCTTTTTACGTTTTTGTTTTAAAACATCGTTAGCAAGTTTTAGATTTTTTATTCTTCTAATATCAATAGCATCTTCTAAATCAATACCACCTTGCTGTATAGACATCTGTATATTCTGTTCTAGTATAGCTTTTTCTTCTTCATCTGGTTCTAACTCTAAAAATATACCAAAGTCATGATTATTTAAATTCTGTATTTCAGACAACGTAGCTACGTTATAAGTAGATATAGAATTTTTTAATGAATTTAAAGTAAGTGGAAAGTTTAATGAATCAGCTATTTTTAAAGAAATATTTTCACATGTTCTAAGTGTTAACCATAAACTACCTTGCATTAAATGCCTTGTAGCTGTGTTAGATGCGTTAACTGCCATTTTTTGTAATCCAACTAAAGTATCTTTTTCAGGAGCACTACCATCTCTAGCTTCGTTAAGTCCGGTTACATCACGTATCATTTGTAAGTAATACTGATAAGTTTGTATTAAGCTACCTATTTTAGCTTGGCCACTAGATGTTGCTAGCTCTTGTATAGGAACTTTACCAGCATTCATTTGACCTTCTTGCGTAAGTGATCTACCAACTATCGAACCAGTTTGAAAATACATGTTTAGTGCTTCGGCTGGATTATAATTAGTACCATTACCTAGATCAACTTCTGCTAAACCATCCATATCTAAGAATACACCATCTGGTACTATTCTAGACATAACTTGTTGTAATTTTAAATGTGTTAATTGAATCATGTCTGCAAAACCTGTTATCTTACTGACTAGTGATTCTATTTTACCTTTGTACATTCTTGGCGCACATATAGTATAACTCATTTCAACTTTAGTAGTATCAGAAAAAGGTCTTGTCATGTTCTCTGCTAGTCTCCATTCTATAAGTTGATTGTTACCTAGTATTTTAACACCTTTATAGAGTACTTCTATTTTTCTACTTACTCTACTAAAGCTATCGTTTTGTGGTGGATTAAAAGTGTCAGGCTTTTCTAATGCTTTTTCTAAACCTTGCTCTGTTTCTTTTATTTTAAATACTTGTTCATTGTAAGTTTTGTATTCAAAATATAAAACCTGCACAGTATTTTGATCATAACCATTCCAACCGTATAATTGTTCTCTTTGATAGCCTCTAGTTTGCTGTATCTTTTTTAATTCTTCTTGTGTTAGTTCAGGAAATTGTTTAGCTATTTCTGGTATAGTTAAATTTTTAACTTCACCAACATAATATATATCTTCAAAATTTGGATCTTCTGTGTAAGAATATATTAAATCCGAAGGATCCACATAATCCAATGTAATTCCGTTAGCTTTATTCCAATGTGTTTTAGCAGCTCCAATACCTATAGTTACAAGATCGTAGTTAAATCTTTTCTTTATATTATCAAATCTGTTTTTCTTTAGTGTAGTGTTAATTACTTCTTCTTCAGCTATTTCAATTGACTGTTTGTAACTAAGCTGCATATGTAAGTCTAGTTCATCTTCTGACTCAGGTAATTTATCTGGATCTGTTTGATAATCATTTACACCTAAAGTTTTTTGTAGATTATTTAAATAAGGCTTAGCCATCATATCTTGCAGAATAGCATTAGCATAATCAGTTCTTTTCTTTAACGATACTGGATCTTGAGCAAATGCTTTGATTTCATAGTTTTTATTATTCATGCCATTGGCAACTATATCTACAAACTTAGATACAACAGGCACTGGTTTCCAGTCTAAATTAAGATAAGACATATCACCATTAATAGCTAACTCGTCTTTGTATTTTTGAACTGGTTGTTCTCCTCTTGCATATAACCTTAAGCTATGGAATCTATTATAAGTAGTAGCAAATCTAGTTCCATTACCACCTTGTCTCCACCATTCGCTTTCAATAGCTTGTGCAACCTGTGTTCCGTATTCTAACGAAGATTTTTCAGCGTCTGGCACAGTTTGGCTTGGAAAGGCACTATTTGGATTTGCGTATGTATTCATTTACTTGATTATTTTAGATAATAAACCTTTATTATCATATTTTTTTATACCAATATCTACTGGCTGTCTCTTTATTCTATTTACTGGAGCGTATCTACTTTTGTTACAAGCCATTATAGCAAGTCCTGAGCTAATAGATGCATCAAACTTTGTTCTTCTAGTTATATCAAACTGAGCCCAGTCTTCTAATGTTCTTTGAAAATAAACATCTCCATAATTTTCACCATCAAATCCCACGGCATTTTCAATATATGTCTCAATAGCAGCAGCATGTGCTTGTATGATATCTTGACTAGAGTTAGGTATTCCACCAATCTCTCTTTCTGTTACTGATAATTTAGCATAAAGCTTATCAGGCCTGTTAATGCTAAATCCTCTATAACCTCTTCTTTTAAAATGATATAATAATCTAGGTTTATTATTTTCTGCTAATATTGGCATACCATAAAATATACATGCCATAAGTACATCTTCAAAAAATATTTCAGCAGTTTGTGGGCGAGCGATATACTCTAAGAAAAAATGATCAGCAGGAGCATTTTCCATGCTGAACTTAGTTAACCCATGTAAAGATCCGTTAGAACCTCTACCATCTACTGTCCCTGATATATCATAACTATCACAACCAAAAGCACCCATGTGCTCATTGCCTGGATATTTAATACCATTTTTAATTATAAATCTATTTTGTAAATTAATAGGAGGAGTCCATGTTATATAAAACCTACCTTGTTTGCTAGGTGAAAATATAACTCTAGTATCTTTAATACCTCTTTCCCATTGAAAATTACCTCTTGTAACTACAGAAGCAGCTGTTGCTTCTTCATTATAATCTATTTGTTGATAAATCTTAGTTAGATTAAATAAAGACATTTTAGACTCATCTCTGAACGCATGTTTTGTAGTACGTGGAAACTGTCTATAAAATTCATTTAATCCGTCTTGATCTTCCTTAAGACCTTCTACCTCATTTTCCCAGTACTCAATAACCCCAAGCTTGATTGGAGTTCCATGAGGTCCAAGCACTTTTTCTTGTGGGGTGTCGAATACAGGATACCCATAAGAGTCAATGTATCCTTCGTAATTCCACTCCATAGGAATGAACAAAGAATAGAGTCCTGAACGTGTTTGTCCATTTGCGTTTCTTTTTGTAACATCTGAGCTGTCATATAATTTCTTAAAATTTCTACCTCCTTTATCTAAAGCATTTGATGTTGATCCCATCATACACTTGCCAATAATTCTAGAACCTAATCTAAGGGTGGTTTTCGTAACACGCCAGTTGTTGAGGATGTCGTTGGGCCTTTCCCACTTCCCCGATTCATCATGGACGAGGAGCCTGAGCTTTTCACCATCATAGGCGTTATCGCCCGTGTTCTTCCAGTCGATGGTCGTGTCAAGCCCGGTGATATCCTCGGTTTTGTCGGTCGAGGTAATACTTCTTCTGGTAAACTTGCTGGCTGGGACTCTGTAGGCAAGCTCGGTCTTTGGGCGGTCCATACCGTCCTGGATCGGTTTGAAAAAGAAGGGATAATTAACGGATATTGGTACGACCTTATCAGTGAACATCTTCTTAGCATCGGCGCCAGATTTGGACAAAATCCCAAAACGTGCGTCGGTTGATATGGTCGCCATATTAACGCATTCACCTGATGCCATGAACGAAAAGCCTGAACGTCTGTTCTTGAGATAGGACATACCATAACACCGTATGTCTGCCACACATGCGGCCCAGAATATGAAAAAGAGACGGTTTGCTTCTC